CAAGGGTTTTTTGCTTTGCCACTTGAAATAAAGGGTGTAGAATATATTGATGGAGAATGGGCCCCTATGACGGGACCTAAAAACGTCCACCTATTTATTACGGTGGTATAATGAAAAAGGGTGATTTATAGTGGCAGAAGAGAATATTGACAATACCGTTAATGGTACTGGGCTCTTCAATACCAAAATCCCTGGTCTTTCCGATGCAGCAGATATTCAGGCAGCCCTAAGACTTTATCACTATGGATCTTACACCTATGATGGTGCAAATACAAATACATCACTTCTTTTGACCCCCTCAATTGCAAAGCATCTTCAGAATCTTGTAGACGCAGATGCAGCAGAAGTAGTAAATAGAAATGCTGCAATATCTACACATAATTCAGACACCACAGATGTGCACGGTATATCAGACACAGCGCTTCTTGCAACTAAGTCTTATGTAGATACACAAATATTAAACGCAATAGAAGAATCAACAGGAGCCTATTCTGAACTCGCTGGAGTAGGGCTTGACTGGAACTCAGTTAATGAAAGTTTTGATGTTGAGCCAAGAATCTCTAATGTTTCAACTATTATTACAAAAAGTTCAGCCTTTACATTAGAGGCAGCAGATGTTAGTAAGACTATTCTTCTTAACACTAGTTCTCCAATGGCACTCACTGTTCCTTTGAATTCTGTAGTAGAGATTCCAGTAGGATATCAGTATAACTTAATTGAAATTGGAACAGGAAGAACAACTTTTTCTCCAAGTGCTGGAGTTACTGTTAACAGCAAAAATGGACAAATGTACATTGATGCACAATACGGAAAAGCAACACTTTTAAAAATTGCAGAAAATGAGTGGGTTGCATACGGAGATATTTATGAAGGCGTTGCAACTACTACAACTGCAGCAACTACTACAACTGCAGCAACTACCACAACTTCAGGAACAACTACAACTTCAGGAACAACAATAACAACTGCTCCTCCGTTCTTCCCATCCTTTACTACTCTAACAACTATCGAACCACCATTCTTTCCAGCCTTTACTACTTTAACAACATTAACAACTGAAACAACACAAACTACACTTACAACAGGAACAACGTCAGCACCATTGACACCATCTATTGACTCTATGACAGAGAGCAGCGACTGCACATCTATCAGCCTTAATTGGACAGGAAGCAATGCTCAGTCATGGGCTGTTACAAATAGCACTGGATGGACTCCTACTCAACAAGGAGAAGGTGTAGGTGGATCTTGGTCAGCGCCTTTGACATGTGGAACAACAAAAACAGCAACTCTAAGACTTTACTCTGGTCCAAACCAGACTGGAACTCAGGTGACTCAGGCATTTACAATAACAACAACATCTTGTTCAAGTTGCGGTGGAACTACAGAAACAACAGCAACAACAGGAACAACCTCAACTACTTCAGCGCCAACAACATATTGGGCTACAGGTTGTTGCAGCACATCTAATTCACAGGTTACTGGAACAAGTGGTGTAAGCCTTGCAACTGCACAAGATAATCTAGATGCTGCTTGCCCAACTGGAACAGTGACAAATATTCAAACTGGATCTTATACTGGATCATCTAATATACCTTCGATTAATTGCTCTACTACATCGACTACGGCAGCACCAGGATTAACAACTTACTACGGATGCTGCTCTAGTGGTGAAGGTGTTCAAGGAGATTATTCTTCATCTAGTGCTGCAGTAACAGGTCTACAGCAATATTGTGCTCTAGAGGCAGGAAGCAATCTTATTGGAGGAGTATACACAACTCCACAAAGTTGTAATTCTGGAACAACCTCTACTACGACTGCCGCACCTACAACTGGTTCAACCATAACAACATCTACTACCACAGCAGCCCCATCACTAACCACTTATTATGGATGCTGTACTAGTGGCGAAGGAGTACAGGGAGAATTTTCTTCATCTAGTGCTGCAGTAACAGGTCTACAATCATATTGCAACTTAGAAGCAGGAAGTAATCTTTCTGGTGGAGTTTACACAACACCACAAAGTTGTAACGGAGGAACAACTGCACCACCATTCTTCCCACCATCATTTACTTCAGCACCAACAACCACAACAACAACTGCAGCACCTACAACTGGCTCAACCCCTGCGCCTACAACAACCACAACAACAACTGCAGCACCTACAACTACAACATCATCTCCTTGCGCTGAGCCATCATCTCTAACACAATCACAATGTTCAGCATGCGGATACTACTGGTCAAACACATTTGGAGAATGTTCTTCAACACCTTGGGTTACAACAGCACCACCATTCTTCCCTCCATTCTTCCCACCATCATTTACGACAGCCCCTGCTACAACTGCAGCACCAACAACTGCAGCACCAACAACAACTACGACTTCAGCACCAACAACAACTACGACCTCAGCACCAACAACAACTACGACTTCAGCACCTGAATTTAATGGAACACAGTGTACTTCTCTTGGAGTATCAGTAGGATGTTGTGCATCAGTAGGGTGTGATCTTGGCGGTTGCGGATCTGGAGCACCATGTACAGGAACAGCAAATAGATGTTATCAAGGAGGACTAGGATGTTAACAGATTCAAGTATATTATATGTCAGAGGAAACGACGGTATTGATGGAGTTGCATTGGTATGGGTAATAGACGGAGAATGCGTCTATGATATCCCAACTTGGCAAGAATACACTGATATGTTTTTAAATAGTGACAGTGTTGTAGATATTTCTTCTTTATACCCAGACCACGATGGAATAACTGTCAGATTTATTAAAAATAATGAAGTTGTAGATGAACTACAGACTAGCGAATACTTTGGAAGCGTTCTTCTTAGCGATCCAACTGTTTTAAACTTGAATGATTACCCATACGGCAGATACGTTATTTCTCCACACGCAAGGTTTGATGGAGAAAAGTTTATCATTACAGATAGAGACATGACAGGCTTCCTGCCTTGGCAGCCTGGACATCCTAGAGCATCCGAGAACGATCAGGTATAATAGAATAACAACTATTTAAGGGGAATAAATGTCAAAATCAATATGGCAGCAGTATAAAGAAAAAAATGGTGTAACTCCGCTAGATCTTTTAAATCCAAGAACAAAACATTCAAGCGATGAGCAGGCAAGTGCTAGATTTGAAATATGCAAAGCATGTCCAGAACTAATTTCTTTAACTTCTCAGTGCAAAAAATGTGGATGCATTATGAGCATCAAAACAAAACTAGAAGCAGCAAAATGTCCAATAGGTAAATGGTAAATGGACTATCAATATAAAATATCAATGGCACAAATTGACCCAAATGGTCTTTGTAATGTTGGTTGCTGGTTTTGTCCAGTAAGATACGCAGAAAACCCTTTAGCACAAAGAACAACTATGCCTATAGAGTTGTTTGAAAATATTATTGATCAGTTAGTTGCTGGAAGAGGAACTTTTGTTTCAGAAAATTTTGATTTTATATATACTGCACATTATAACGAAGTGTTACTTTACAAATATTTTCCAGAAATGCTAGAAATATTAAGAAAAAACAATATGAGAACAATTGTTTTGACAAATGGAACATCTCTTACAAAAGCAAGAACAGACTTAATTAAAGAATATCAGGATGTGGTGTATGGTATTTGTTTTAACATGCCTGCTTCAGAGCCAGAAGAATGGGCAAAAGCAACAGGAAAACCAGTTAAGATGTTTGATAAATTAATTGAGCAAGTATCATATGCTGTTGAGCAACTTCCAGAAATGATTGCAAAGAATACAATTTCTATTCAGGTTAATGGAATAAATAAAAATTCTTTAGTTGAATATGGTGGATGGATTCAGCAACTCATTAATGCACCAGTTATGGATATGGATCCTACAACAGGAACCCTTGCAAGAATGAAGAATGGATGGGTAGAGAGATTCCCACAGTTAAACATTTATGAGATGCCATATTTAGTAGATAGAAATGGTCACCTAGACACCCATCAAGTTATAACTAACATTGGTGGAATTGTAGAAAAAGAGCAAAAAGGTAAAACAAGAGTCATAGGATGTGGTAACGGTAAAGAAGTCGGTGGCAGACCAAATGGTTGGCTACATGTTGCTGCAAACGGAGATACTTTTATTTGTTGTAATGATTACGATTTTGAAACGGTATTTGGAAATGTAAACAATAAGCCGATTAGTGATATATGGATGAGCGTTGAGCATAAAATGATGACTGCTAAATCATTTGAAAACTTTTGCAAAACATGTGTTCACGCTATCTGGGGAGACTAATGGCAAGCATCTTTGTATCAATTAGTTCTTACAGAGATTTAGAACTTAGGGAAACAATTCTTGATATTATAAACAAATCAAGTGGAAAGCACGAAATAAATTTTGGTGTTCATGTATCATACCTGGATACTTCAGAGATAGTTTTGCCAGATATCCCAAATATACAGTATACAACTAGTCTTGCTCCAGAAAATGTGGGTGTTGGAGCAGGAAGATATATATCTCATCAGTTTTACAATGAAGAAGACTTTTATTTTCAGTGTGATTCGCATTCAAGGTTTGTAGATGGGTGGGATGAAATTGCAATACATTCTGTTTTAGATTATCAGATCCAGGGAATAGCAAAACCACTTATAACCATGTATCCAGGAAATTACTGGTATAAGGATACTACTTTTAAAGAAATAGATCATGACATTTTAGACTTAGACTACAAGAGCAAGGTTAGTTTTAGTCAAAAACCAGAAGAGTTTAAGCAATTGAGAATTCCTTCCCAAACGGCAGTTCCAGCAGAAGGAGAGATATATACAAAGTCAATATCTGCTGGGTGCGTATTTACTGTAGGACCATTCATGGCACCAAATAAAGATATGGCTTTTTGGGGAGAAGAGATAATGATGGCAGCAAGAGCATATACACATGGATATGACATGCTGGTACCAAAGCAACAGTTTATGTATCATTTGTATTATAACCATGAGCATCCAAATCCTGAAATTAATAGAAGAAAGATATTCTGGCATGATTTTCCAGAACAGTTTGAAGCCATGAATGCAAAGTCTAGAGAAATTGTTTATAAGACACTTACAGAAGGAACAGTAGGAGAAGGTCTTCTTGGAACAAAAAGAACCTTGGAAGAATATGGAAAATTTGCTGGACTTGACTTTGTAAATGGAGAAGTCTTATAGCAGGCATAAAAATACCCCCAAAGATTTCTCAAAGGGGGTAAATTTATTTATATGTTACTTTGGAAATTTGCTCATCCACATTCTGGTTTTTGGGGTAATGCCCTTCCATGAAGACCAGTCTTCTCCGCCATTTGTCATATAGTATGCAATCTCTGCATTCTTGACGGGATTAAATAGTTCGGCGTTAGAGTCAAGATCAAACTTGGTTCTACGATCAGGACCAAGGGCATCAATCATATTGATTTGGAACATTCCATAAGATGAGTCACCAGTCTTGTGGTTGCCATTAAAAGCCAGTGGTCGCCCATTAGACTCCTTCTTAGCAACAGCCCAAGCAACTACAAGGTCTTTGCCCTTGAAGCCTACTAGTGAAAGCAGTTCTTTTAGTTCTAAATCAGTCAGAGAAACCTTGTTCTCAAAACTCTCTAGTTTTTTTGCCTTAGAAACCAAAAAAACCTCTTTCGAGGTGGTTTCCGATGTCTGAGCCTGTTCAAGGCTAAGATTATTCTTCGTGCTTAGTTCTGGGGTAGCATTAGCAGCATTAGAAAATACACTGACAAGTGCTACGATACTGAGTGTGCTAATGATCTCTTTGTTTCTTTCGATAAATTTAATCATAGTTTCCTCCTTAGAAAACAATAACACCCTGGTAGGTGTTACTACCAAGTATAACACAAAATTTTACCAAAAGTCAACTTTATAGGGTGGTATAATAAATATTATGCCTGTATCGTCATCTAATTATCCTACTATGAAGTACCCTATTGCTTCTGATCCCGTCAATGTACACGGAGATTTTAAGGTACTGGTAGATGCTTTAAATAATATTCTTCCACCGTTAGGCATGACTAGTGTTTCTTCTCCTGTAAGAAACAATACTAGTTCAGCGTTACCTGCTGGAACTCCTGTCTATATTTCAGGAAATATTTCTCATAGTGGACAGATGAAAACAACTGTAGAAAGATATAACCCGTCAGCAAGTAATCATAATCCAGACGCACCCATACTTGGTTTGATACAAACAGGAATTTCTGCAATGAGTGATGGAGTTGCTGTAGTATCTGGAATTTTACAGATGAACACTTCTGGACTTGGCGCTCCTGGTACAAAGGTTTATATCAATTCCAACGGTGAACTTGTTGGAGGAAGGCCTTCAACTGGACCAGCAAGATATGTTGCAGTTGTTGCTGTTGAAGGAGCACAAGGGTTAATAGTTGTTCAGACAAAAGGCAACGGTACATGGGGAGCACTTAAAGACGGATTGTCGTGATATAATAACATTATGGCAACTTTAAGAGGATCTCAAACATCATACGATATAGGAAATAAACCACCTACAGTTATTTGGACTGTTGTTCGTGGAGATACCTCTGGTTTTAAGGTTTATGTAACAGACGATGCCAAAGAGCCACTAATTCTAAAAGGTGAAGGATCTGAGTGGGACATTGCTATGAAGATAAAGCGTCCAAACCTTGCATCAAATCTAGGCGTTATAACGGATGATGCAGAACTTATTTTAAATCTATATCCAGTTGCAGATGAAGATGATCTTGTTGGAGAGTTTACAGTATGGCTTACAGCAGAAGAGTCTGTTCAACTTGAAACAGGAGACATCTTTGATATTCAGGTATCAGACCCAACAAGAGTGTGGACAGTTGCTCAGGGTAGCATGAAGATTCTTGAAGATGTAACAGATTAATGGCAACAGCAGTAATTCTTGACGATCTGCAAAACAAAACAGAACGAATATTTCCTATAGACTATCCAGAAGTTCAAATACAAGACTTCTTAAGAAAAACGGTTATAACAGAAGTATTACCTTTTAGGGTTAAGTTCACAGCAATTCAGATTCAGGCTATTGGTTTGGGAAATACCCCAGCGATTCCTCTTCAGGTTATTGGCTACAGTAACTATATTCTTTAATAATACTATTAAAAAGGGGTTATAATTGCCACATGGCTAAAGTATCAATTCCAGCAGTTAAAAGTCTATTCCAAACTGGAGATAGACCTACTCAAGAAAACTATGAAGACTTAATCGATACCGCTTCTGCTCAAGCAACAGACTTGGGCTCAGCAGGTAACAATGAAAATACAATCACTGGTATTGAGAACTTAACTGTTATTGATAACTTTGACGCTACAGTTTGGCGAATGGTCAAGTATATTGTTTCAATATCAAAGACTTCTGCAGGGGACAACAAGTTCTATGCAACCGAACTAACAATTCTCGTTGATGGTACAAATGTAAATGTCAGCGAATACGGAACAATCGACAATGATGGGAATATTGGCACCATTAATGTCTCTCGCACTGGAAATACCGTGGCTTTAACAGTCACTCCAGATCCTGCGATCAAGCCAGTCACAGTTCGTTACGCACGAATTGGACTTAAGGCATAACTAAGGAGATATAAAAAATGGCAACAGTAAATAAAGACTTTAAAATTAAGAGTGGTCTCGTCGTTGAAGGTGCAAATGGTACCATCGGCGGACACAACATTCTTACACAATCTACATCAGGTGATCAATACATTCTTAACCTGATTGGTGGAGAAACACTTGTAAAATCAGTTTCAAACGAATTTGATGTAAGCGTTGCTGGAGAACTTTCAATTGATCGTACTACAGTAGATGCTTACTACGATGCAGCAGGGTCAGCATCAGCAGCACAGACTGCAGCAGAAGGCTATGCAGATGGACTTGCATCAAACTACGATCCAGCAGGTTCTGCACAGGGTGCATACAATAACGCAGTTACATATGTAGATGGAGAAATTACAACAGCACTTCAAACTGCTCAGGGTTATGCTGATTCTGCAGAAACTGATGCTAACTCTTACACAGACACAGCAATCACAAATCTTAACCTTGCAGGCACATATGATGCACTTGGTTCAGCAGCACAGGCTCTTTCAGATGCAGAAGATTATGCAGATGCAAAGATTAGCGATGCAAATGGCACTGCTACAGATAAGGCTTGGTCAGCATACAAGACAAGCACAGAAATTGGTCTTGCACAGGCAGCAGCAGAGCAGCATGCAGATGAAGCAGTAGCAGCACTTATCGATGCAGCACCAGCAATGCTTGATACTCTTAACGAGTTGGCAGCAGCACTTGGTGATGATGAAGACTTTATTGGAACTGTAAACGCAGCAATTGGAGAAAAGGTAGCCAAGGCTGGCGATACAATGACTGGAGAACTTGTTCTCGCAGCAGATCCAACACAAGCATATGCAGCAGCAACAAAGCAGTATGTTGATGGAAAAGCATCAGATGCTTATAATGATGCAATCGTAACTGCTGCAAGTGATGCAACCACAAAGGCAAATGCTGCAGAGCAGAATGCTAAGGATTATGCAGATACTGAAATTGCTGCTCTTAGCACAACAGATATTGAAGAGGGCACAAATCAGTACTTCACAAACCAGAGAGCAATTGATGCTGTAACTGGAACAATTAATGATGCAATTAATGCTCTTGATACAGACGACATTGAAGAGGGTTCAACAAACCTTTACTTCACAGATTCTCGTGCTAAGACTTCAGCAGCAGACCTTTTGACTGGTGCAACCCTTAGCAACATTACAATCACAGGTAACGGTTCAGGACTTACAATCACCGCAGAAAATGGTGTAGCACAGTCTACAACTGATGACCTTACTGAGGGAGATAACAATCTCTACTTCACAGACGAAAGAGCAATTGATGCAGTATCTAACGCAGATATCTATCCAAACGCAGTTATCGTTGATAACGTTGCAAAGCAGGTAGCATCTCAGATTACAGCAGCAACAGCAGGAACTCAGGTTGGACATGCATTTGCTAAGGCAAGTTACCGTTCAGCAGAATTCCTTGTAAAGGTTGCTTATGGAGATCACACAGAGATCTCAAAGGTACTTCTAACTCTAGATGTTAATGATAACATTTCAATCACAGAGTACGGAGTTGTTGGAACTAATGGTTCAGCATCAACAATATCTGCAGATATCTCAGGTACAGATGTAAGACTTCTAGTCACAACTGCTAACAATAACTCAACAGTTACTGTTATGGGAACATTGTTAATCTAATAAAAAATAAAAATAGTTGGAAGAGGGAGTAGTAAATGGCAACAGTCGATAAAGACTTCAAAGTCAAGAATGGATTAGTCGTAACTAACGGCGGTACATTCGGAGATGCAGTAACAGTAGGAGCACCAACTCTTGCTGACCATGCAGCAACTAAGGAGTATGTCGATAGTCGTTCAATGGCCGTAGGCTCTACTGCTCCTTCTTCACCAACTAATGGAACAATGTGGTTAGACACTCTAACAAATAGAGTTAACTTTTATTACGAAGGTTCTTGGTACACCCAGGCAACAATCGATGATACAAATAACCTACCACAACACATTCACGATACCGCAATTGATGGAACTGGTTTCATAGTATCTCAGTTCTATGAAGGTGGATCATTCAACAGCCCATTGGGTGTAGGTTTGGATGCAGGTGGCCCTTCTACAACAGAATGGACAGTTGTATTCGATGGCGGTAGTGTAGTAGATAACTTCAATTAAAACAGGGGTTATAATAAGATAAGTTAATGGGCAGCCCCCATAAGGAGAATATATAAATGGCAACAAGAATGCAACAGCGCAGAGGTACTGCAGCACAATGGACGGCTGCAAACCCAATATTGGCAGCAGGAGAAATCGGTTTTGAAACCGACACAAATAAGTTTAAAATGGGTAACGGCTCCTCAGCATGGGGCTCTTTGCAGTATTTTGCTAATGCAGCAGAACTAGCAGCCATTATTGATGGTGCTCCAGACCTTCTAAATACTCTTAATGAATTAGCAGCAGCAATTGGCGATGATCCAACATTTTATGCAACACTTGGAGAAGATGTAAGTAATCTTCAGGCTAGTGTCCAGTCAGCAAGAGATGACGCTGCAGGTGCACTTTCAACACATGCTTCAGATACAACGCTAGTACACGGAATTCAAGACACATCTGCTTTGGCACTTCAAAGCGATGTCCAGTCAGCAAGAGATGATGCTGCAGGTGCACTTTCAACACACAGTGCAGACACAACATTAGTTCATGGTATTGCAGATACATCACTCCTTGCAACAACAGCAAATGTTCAGTCAGCAATTGATGATGCTGCAGGTGCACTTTCAACACACAGTGCAGATACAACATCAGTACACGGGATTGCAGATACATCTGTTCTTGTTACACAATCAGATCTTTCAGCACATAACACAGAAACAGAAAATGTTCATGGAATTGCAGATACATCTGTTCTTGTTATACAATCAGATCTCTCAGCACACAATTTAGAAACAGTAAATGTTCACGGTATTGCAGACACATCTGTTCTGGTTACACAGGCAGACCTTTCAGATGCAGTTTCAGAAGCAACTGTAGACCAGGAAGCACTTGCAGGAACTGGAATTGATTGGAACTCTGTTGATCAAAGATTTGATATTGATTCAACAATTGCAACTAAGCAGTATGCAGACGATGCAGTTTCAGCACATGCTTCAGACACAACATCTGTACATGGTATCGCAGATACATCAGAATTAGAAACACAAATAGGTGCACAGGCTAAGGCAGATCTTGCTCTAGG